CCCAAAAGAATGTGATGATTGTTAGGTGGGCTGTCATGCCTCACCTGCCAGCAGGCGGTCAGCGCCCACGATCGGCGCCATAGAGAACGAACCCCAAGGCTTGACCTGTTCGACGCCATCCCAGATTTTAATTTTAAGGCGATCGCCGGCGGCGGTCACGATCGTTTTGTCGGTGCGCTTTGCAACTGTGACGCGCACGATCGTGTCATAGTCCGCAACGCTGCGGGTGTAATAGGTTTTGCCTGTTTCAAACTTAGTCATTAGTTTTGCTCCTTTTGTTGGCGGCGATCTAAACGGATAAGAAAAGCGGTCAGTTCATCAACCAGACGATCGGTTGTCACCTCATCTAGTTTGGAACTGAACGCATGGTTTACGTTTGCGCGTTTCAGCATATCAAAGAATGCGTCTGTCGCTATATCTGCCAGCCGTTCAAAGTTAGGCTCTGCTATTTGCTTTTCTGATAACATAGTGTCTCACTCCTATAATTGGCACTAGCGCCATAAATGCCGCGCGACGGTTAGCCGCGCGGCTAATATGGCGTTAGGCGGCGATCGCGTCCTGCCATGCTGTATCAGGCGCTGTATGGCTCGACCGTATAGGCATCAGCACAGCAAATGCGCTTGGATAGAGCGGGAAGGTAACACCAGCCGGTGACTGTCCGTTATGGTGCAAATGCGCTTCTAACGAGCTTTTACCGCCTAACAGCTTGCCGATCTTACCCATGTCCGCAACATAAGCAGGATTGAATTGTGCAACTTCACCGGACAGATCGCCGGTTGGAATAGCGCGACGCCAATCAGGAAACGATCCGTCGATCGACTGGCAGGACATGTCGCCGCAACGATTAGGGCTTATGTCGATCGTTTTGTTTTTATAACCTGTCAGCGCGCGCTTGATAACGTCGCTAGGGATAATCCAACCTTTAAATTCGGGCATATCACTAACGTCGATCTTGCCACAGAATAGTCGGTGACCGTCGGTCGATACGACATAGCCTGTAGGATCCACATAAACGCCATTGAGATAATAGCGCGCTTGTTCTGTTGAAGCGCAGATCAGCGCAGCGCGCAATAGATCGGCAGATATGGTGATTGTTGTTTCGTTAGTCATTTTACTGTCCTTTACTGTATTGTAAGGCCGGCGGGATTGCCGGCCTTGGGTTGTTATGCGTCTACAGGTTGCGCTGCCTCAAACATGCGCTGGCAGATATCGTTGTCTGTGTGATCGGCAATTAGGCAGCTGCCGTCCTCTTCGTTGCCGTAAACAAGATAGAACGTTCCGACGCAATCGCCGGTAGGCGCATACATACGCAGCGTATCTTCGCCGGTCGTCGCTAGGGCGTCTAAAACAGTCTTTAGGCGCCATGCTTTTGTCACCGTCCACTCTTCGCCGTCATACACACTGACAGACAATTCACGATCGAGAGCTGCCTTAACTAATTTACGCGCGACGCGCGCTTCGCCAATGGTGGCGTATTGATGTAAACAAGATGTCGTCATTGGTTCTCACTCCAGTTGAAAAGGTCAGCGTGGCGCAGCTGCACCACGCTGCATAGGTTTACCATTCGCCGCCAGCGGCGCGGACTTCGTCGCGGCGCTCTGCCAGCGGCGCAAGCGCAGCGCGGACATTGGCGATTGCTTGCGCGATCGTTTCTGCGCCGTCGAGACATTCGAGAATGTCGCCGTCTGACCAGCATTCGACAACATAGTCCCAACCGTCAGATTCGTATGTCCGCAGCGCGTGATTGCGGACGGCGTTTATAAGGTCTTGTTCGTTCATGTCGTTCACTCCTACAGCGTCATGCTGTGCCCTCATTCTACACAGTTTGAGGGTATATAAAAGACACTATTTTGCATCGCCATGTCGATTTTCCAGATTTGCACTAAATTGTGTGGCATTTTAGCACTACCCTCTAAAACCGATTTTAAAGCCCATACAGCGCGATTTGAGTTTGAGGGTAGTCTAACACCTAAAGAGGGCAAGTCTCAAAAGGTTCTGGTTCTGTTCTATCTCTGTTCCAATAGCCTAGAATCGCCTAGAAAAGACCAGGCATTTTAGGGTGAAAATAAATCTGTGGATAAGTTATGTGCTGAAATAGGCGGAATAGTCATGAGTTAGGCTATGTTTTCACCCTAAATAGCCTAGGAAAAAGTAACGGATTACGGCGCGTCTTGGAGATAGTTAGGCGATCTAGGCTATTGGTTATGTAGTCACTATCAAAAATAAAAATGTTATATAGAATATAACCTATACGGTTAGCGTTGTATTCGTGGCGATTGAAAACCGATAGCCTAGATCGCCTAGATCGCCTAGACTTTACGTTAACGTAAAGTAGCAACTCAACTCATCGCCGACTTGCAAACGCATAGCCTAGACCGCCAATTGTGTTAACAATTGTAAACTCTAATCCAGCCAGCAAAATGTGTTTTTACTAACATCGATGTTAGCAGGAAAGGAAAGGCCAACCCAGAATCTAGCAGCAAGAACAAATCCAGAACGCGTCGAGCAGGGGGGTGGGGGGCGTAGGGCCGAGCGCCGCGTGACTGTCACGGGCACGGTACGCAAACAATTTTTATTTTTTTAAAATGTCACTGCATCAAAGCCTGTTGCGTATCTGCGCCCAGTAGATTAGTATGCGGCCCAATGACATTTTACTCACTGCCATTTACGCCAGAGCGGACGCAGGCCACCGAGTCGCGGCTAGAGGCGATATACACCGCTGCCCGCTACGGCCTGAAGGGTGACAGCCTCGCTATGGCGGCTGGCATGACCCCACGGCAATTCCGCGTGCTGGCCGACGCTGACCCGCTGGTCGAGATGGCCGAGATCAAAGGTCGCAGCGACGGCGAGTACACAGCGGCTAAGACCATGTACGAAGCGGCGCGCGATGGCGACAGCAAGGCCGCGCTGGAGATACTAAAGCATCAGCACGGCTGGGTAGCCAAGCAGCAGATCGACGTAAACATCGACCAACAGATAAGCATTACAGGCGCGCTGGAAAAAGCACAGACGCGCGTCATCGAGGGGCTGTACACTGACGTGACGCCCCGCCTAGAGGATAACACACATGCAGCAGCCGATATATTCAGCGCAAGACGAGATGGAGTTGATGGCGCGGCTGTGGTCGCCCACACTAAAGGATGACCCCCTAGCATTTGTGCTGTACACATTCCCGTGGGGCCAAGCCGGCACACCGCTAGAACATTTCCCCGGACCGCGCAAATGGCAACGCCAGATACTTGGCGATTTGCGTGACCACATCAAGGCGAACAACGGCAAGGTTGACTTTGACACAGCGCGACTGGCGATTGCGTCAGGACGCGGTATCGGTAAGTCGGCGCTGGTGTCATGGCTCACCATCTGGATGCTGTCATCAAGGATCGGCAGCACTACCATCGTGTCGGCAAACTCCGAAGCGCAGTTGCGCTCCGTCACATGGGCAGAAATTACTAAGTGGCTGGCGATGTCACTCAACAGTCATTGGTTTGAAATAGCAGCCACACGCATCATGCCAGCCAAGTGGCTGACGGAACTGGTCGAGCGCGACCTGAAGAAAGGCACGCGCTACTGGTCAGTCGAAGGCCGGCTGTGGTCAGAAGAGAACCCTGACGCATACGCTGGTGTCCACAACTTCGACGGTGTAATGCTGATCTTTGACGAAGCCAGCGGTATTCCAGACTCGATCTGGTCCGTATCGGATGGTTTCTTCACAGAGAACACACCACATAGGTTCCATCTGGCCTTCTCCAACCCGCGGCGTAACACAGGCTATTTCTACGAGACGTTCCACAGCAAGCGGGCGTTCTGGACAACACGCACCATCGACGCCCGTGATGTCGAGGGTACAGACAAAAACCTGTACCAGCGCATCATCGACGAGTACGGGCCAGACAGCTACCAAGCCAGCGTCGAAGTCTACGGTAACTTCCCGTCAGAAGGTGACGATCAGTTCATTGGCAGCAATCTGGTTGATGATGCCATGAAGCGCCCACCCATCAAAGATGACAGCGCGCCCATCGTAATAGGTGTGGACCCTGCACGCTTCGGGGCGGACGCCACCGTCATCGCCATACGGCAGGGCCGTGACATCTTGGAACTGCGGAGACACCGCGGGGCTGACACTATGGAAGTGGCTGGGTACGTCATTGACGCTATAGAGCAGTTCAAGCCTGCGTTGGTCTGCATCGACGAAGGCGGGTTAGGCGCCGGCGTCGTGGACCGGCTGAAGGAACAGCGGTACAAAATACGCGGCGTGAACTTCGGCAATAAGGCCAAGAACCAGATCATGTGGGGTAACAAGCGCGCAGAGATGTGGGGCGCCATGCGGGATTGGCTCAAGACGGCGCACATCCCCAACGACAGGTTCCTGAAAACTGACCTCATCAGCCCGCGCACCAAGCCGGACAGCAAGGGGACGCTGTTCCTTGAAAGCAAGAAAGATATGAAGTCACGCGGGCTGGCGTCGCCTGACGCAGCGGACGCCATAGCGGTGACATTTGCCTTTCCTGTAGCGTCACAGGATTTTCGACAAGGACGCGTTGACAGACGCTCGTCAAGCGGGTATTCTCCCGCCGGAGTATCTACAAGCTGGATGGGCAGTTAATGGCAGACAAGAAAAAATCTGTGTCGTTGTCCGTAGGCCGGGGTGAAAAGCTGCCTGTATCTAAGGGTGCAGGGCTTACAGCCGCTGGTAGAGCAAAGTATAATGCTGCAACCGGCAGCAAGTTAAAAGCGCCTGCGCCCAGCCCGAAGACAAAGGCTGATGCAGGACGCAAAGCATCATTCTGCGCCCGCATGGGTGCAGTAGCAGCTAAAGCTAAGAATGGCGAACGTGCCAAAGCTAGTTTGAAAAGGTGGAAATGCCCATGAAACCCGGTCTATATGCCAACATCAACGCCAAGAAAGCCCGCATCGCCGCTGGATCAGGCGAAAAAATGCGTAAGCCGGGCACTAAAGGCGCCCCTACAGCCAAAGCGTTCAAAGAGAGCGCCAAAACCGCTAAAAAACCAGCTAAGAAGGGTAAGTAAATGCCAGCTAATAAGTTCACCAAAGCCCTGTACAAGTCTGGTACTGTCAAGGCTGAACGCAACGCAGAGATGCTCCGCGAACGCCTGAAGTCACCCATGCCAAAAGAAGGCACGACAAGCGCAGCCGGCGGACGCGCTCCCGTTAAAATGCCGAAACCTGTACAGAAACCTGTACAGGTCACACGCACAACCGTGAACATGAAGCCCACACCGGCAAAGAAGAAGAAATAAAGTGCCTTTGGTCAAGTCGCCCAGCAAAGCCGCGTTCCGCAAGAACATCAAGGCCGAGGTAAAAGCCGGAAAACCTGTCAAACAGGCGGTCGCAATCGCGTATAGCGTAAAACGTGAAGCCGCCAAAAAAGGTAAAAAGTAACCGCAATGGCTGATCCGACAGGAATTAACAAGGTAGGCGACGTAGCTGACATCGGTAGCGATCCAGCAAACACTCGCGGTGACCCTGATACAATGGCAACTATGCGCCATCGGCTACAGATGTCGATGGCAGCCTATTCGGACAGCCGTGAAGACGAACTGGACGACCTTCGGTTCATGGCCGGCAGCCCTGACAACCAGTGGCAGTGGCCTGCTGACGTGTTGGCGACCCGCGGCGCGGTGCAAGGCCAGACAATTAACGCACGTCCCTGCTTGACAATTAACAAACTGCCGCAGCACGTCCGTCAGGTAACGAACGAACAGCGCCAGAATCGCCCAGCCGGTAAGGTCATCCCTGTCGATGACAATGCTGACATTGAAGTGGCAGCGATTTTTGACGGCGTCGTGCGGCATATTGAATATATGTCCGACGCTGACGTGGCTTACGACACAGCCTGCGACAACCAAGTAACGTATGGTGAAGGTTACATTCGTCTAATTACAGAGTATTGTAACGAAGAAACCTTTGACCAAGACGTTCGCATCATGCGCGTCCGCAACTCCTTTAGCGTCTACATGGACCCTACGATCCAAGACCCATGCGGCGCAGACGCTGAATGGTGCTTTGTCACGCAGGACATGACCAAAGACGAGTATGAGCGCGAGTTTCCAGACGCGACACCCATCTCGTCGATCCTGTCCACCGCTGTCGGCGATGAAAGCATGTCGGCATGGCTTGACGAAGACACTATCCGCGTTGCGGAGTATTTTTATTACAAGCGCAAGCGCGAAACGCTGAACCTGTACCCAGACAACGTCACGGCGTTCAAAGATACGCCGATGGATAAGCAACTGCGCGCTATGTACGGCAAGCCTGTCCGTAGCCGCGAAGTAGACCGCAAAAAAGTCATGTGGATGAAGACCAATGGCTATGATGTGCTTGACGAACGCGAATGGCCGGGCAGTTGGATACCCGTCGTGCGCGTCGTAGGCAACGAATTTGAAGTGCAAGGTCAGATTTACGTATCTGGTCTAGTGCGGAACGCAAAAGACGCGCAGCGTATGTACAACTACTGGACTAGCCAAGAGGCAGAAATGCTTGCGCTGGCGCCAAAAGCACCATTTATTGCCTATGGCGGCCAATTTGAAGGCTACGAAAACCAGTGGAAGACTGCCAACACGACCAACTGGCCGTATTTGGAAGTTAACCCAGACGTTACAGACGGCGCTGGGAACGTATTGCCGCTGCCCCAGCGTGCAGCACCCCCGCTGCCGCAAACAGGGCTGATACAGGCTAAAATGGGCGCTGGTGAGGACATCAAATCCACCACCGGCCAGTACGACGCATCTTTGGGCGCGCAAGGCAACGAACGGTCTGCAAAAGCCATTACCGCACGCGAAAAGCAGGGCGATGTTGGCACGTACCACTATGTAGATAACTTAGCCCGTGCGATCCGTCACATCACCCGCCAGCTTGTCGATATTATTCCTAAGATTTACGACACACAGCGCATTGCACGCATTATCGGCGTTGATGGCGAAGTCAGCATGGTCAAAATGGACCCTATGCAGCAAGAGCCTGTCAAGGAAATTCGTGACCAAAATGGCGGTCTGATCGAAAAAATTTACAACCCGTCAATCGGCACATACGACGTTATGGTTACTACTGGCCCCGGCTACATGACCAAGCGTCAAGAGGCACTCGACGCCATGTCGATGATTCTGCAATCCAACCCGCAGCTTTGGACTGTGGCCGGCGATTTGTTCATCAAAAACATGGATTGGCC